TCAGAGATTGACTATATTTTGACTATCAGAAGTATTATTTTGTTTATTGAAAAAGTTGTTCAATTTATTAATAGAGGAAGACATTTGTTGATTATCAAGGTGAGTGTATATGTCTAACGTTATTTTTATATTTGAATGACCTAATAAAGTTTGAGCAGTTTTCATGTCTATACCGGCATAGTACAAATTAGTAGCGTAGGTATGTCTGAATATATGAGGTGTGATATCCTTTGATATTAACCAAATAGGTTTTTTACCTATATCTTCTTTTTTTCTTTTTCCTTTCTTCGGAATTGTACCGCCTGCAGCAAGATTTAATTTATATTGTATGTCACGCCACATTTTTCTGAAATCTGACATTGTAAATAAATTATCGTCATCAGTTGTGAAAAGATATATACGGTTAGTATCATGTATATAATTCATTAATGATTGTAACAATTTATCCGGTATAGGTATTTCTCGGTTTCCGGCTTTAGTTTTTGGTGATTGTTTTATTGAGCTGCTTTTATATTGCATAACAAGATTTTTTGAAATTGATATTTTTTTATTGATAAAATCAATATCGCCAACCATTAACGAAAGTGCTTCGCCTAAACGAACACCTGTATAATATAACAAGTCAATGAATATACGTTCCATAGGTATAAAATCAGCTTTGAAAATTAACTCTTTTTCAGTAGCGGTCAAGGCACGCTTTTCACGTTTCTTTTTATTTGGAAGTGTTAAGCCTAAAGAAATATCCTTGTAAATATATTCATTAATTATAGCTTGTTGAATGATTTGTCTAATCGTAATCTTTACTATTTCTGCGGTACGGTGATGACCATCTTGGATGATATTATTTAATAGTTCCTGTATGTGATGTGACTTTAAAGCCTTTAAACGAATACTACCTAATTGTGGTATTATGTGATTGTTCAAAGCATTTTTATACATCATATATGTGTTATATTCTTTGTCCGATTTATATAATTCTAACCATTTATTGCTCCATTGTTCTACGGTCATTCCCTCGTCATTTATTATAATACCTTTGTTCTGCAAGCTTTTAAACTCAGCTACTTTTTTGTCAAGCTCCATAATTGTGCGACCGTATAATGTTTTACGTTTTGGTTTTCCATCGTCAGTGTAGCCGACAATCGTACTTGTTGCATATCGTCCGTCAGGACGTTTCTTATATTTAGCCATAAAAAATAACACTCCTTTTCTTTGATTTTTGCATTGAAAACAGAGTGCATTTATGATACAATATTACTTGTGGGGATATTGTGTATAAATGCACTTTATTCTTTTTCCTCTGTCTGCTCCAACAGGCAGAGGATTTTTTATTTGCAATTTATTAAAAATCGACTATTTTAATAAATTAATTACGATTTTGATACATTTTGTTACGTTTTTTGTATTTTTAATGCGATTTTAGAATGTTTCTTCACAAATACCCAAAACTTTACCGCAACATTTGTTTCTGATATATTCATTAATGATTATATCGGAATATTTTTCATTATGTGAAATTAATCTGTCAACACCTAATTCCTTAACGTATGCGTTACCGTCCACAACAAATATCCCGATTTCACCGATTTCAATACTTGGCTGTTCTTTGACGAATAACTTATCGCCGTCGTGATATGTTGGCTCCATACTGTCACCCGATACACGGACAATAAAATCTGTACCCTTTGGCGGTTGCTCCACAAGGTCAACCTTTTCGGGATATTCTTCGTCCAACGGGTTGCCCGTTCCCGCTGATACGGGCATATCGTAATAAGGTACTTGGTATTTTTTAATTGGTATGATGTTATCGTAATTTGGTCCGGTAGCGATTTTATCAATACGTTCTAATTCAACATTCATTATAACATTTACGGCTTTTTTGCCGTGATCGTCTAATCTTCTATAATCAGATACTAATTTTTTTTCTACTAAAGAATACGTGCTATTGTCATTGTTTTTTACATTAAAAAGTGAATTAGGCTCAATATCCAATATACCACACATTACCTCTAAAATATCTACATCGGGACGATTTATGTTTTTCTCCCAGTTACTTATAACAGTATTAGAAACATCAAGTTTGTCACTTAATTGTTTCTGCGTAAGTTTTTTTGATATACGAGCCTGTTTTAACTTCTCACCAAATGTAAGCATTTTTAAAACCTCCTCTCTTATGTATCCATAATAGCACAAAAAAATAAATTTGTAAATAGCTAATTTCAGAAATTCTGAAATTTTATACTAAAAACACTTGACAATTCAGATAAACAGGATTATAATATAGTAAAATCCAGAAATTCAGAAACGAGGCGATATAATGAAAGTACACGAAAGAGTAAAAGTTTATCTCGACAAACACAATATTACTCAAAAGGAATTGTCAAAGGAAACCAAAATTCCAGAAACAACCCTTAGTTTAATATTAAGAGGCGGTCGAAAGTTTGAATGTGACGAGTTTGAACTTATTGTACAGGCTTTAGGCGTTCCTGCGTCAGAGTTCATAAAGCCAAAGAAAAAATCAGCCTAACGAGGCGGAAAGGAAGTAGGAGAATGGAAGAAGAAAAAACAATTAAAATATCAGTAACATTGAATACAGAGCCATTAGAAAAAGCGTTAGGAAAAGCGAATGATTTAGTTGAAGTAATAAATAAAGCTAAGTCGCTTTCAAACGACTTAGCCTGTATGGTACAAGATTTGAATTTTACACCTATAATCAACGAGAAACCGGAGGGTTTGCAATAAGTAATTTTGTTTGAACTAAATTTATAAAAATATCCATATATTTTTGGAGTAAATTAAAATCAAGTTCGGGGTATTTACGTTCATAATGGGTATGGTCGTTACCTAATATTCGTACAACGTCAGCGGTACTTAACATATTTTCAGGTAAATAATTAGAAATAGCCTCAAAGAGTTTTAATTTAATAACTTTTTCGGGTGGTTCATTCAGTGCATTTATAGCATAATCTTTTATAAGAATTTCAAGTGCTGAACGATAACCAATAGCGGCTAAGTTAAGGTCCTTATTATCTTTAGCACGAAGAGCTTGATTATAAACTTCAATAAACCTTGGCGATATTTTTTCAATGAGTTCATCAGAGAATGTAGACGGTTTAAATGGTGTCATACAGCAAATATGAGATTTGCCGTTTGTGACTTCGTATGTAGCAGTAAAAAGTTTTTTACAAGCGGTACATTGGAAGATTAAAAACACAAACTGCGGCGGTTTTGCTGTAAAAGGCGAAATGAAAGTACTTCCTAAAATTAAAGGGTCACAACATATGCCACAATGTGGACATTGTGCAGGTTTTTGATAAGTACAATTCATTTCGTTAGCAGCATTAAATAAATCGTGAAAATTTTTCTGTATATAGTTCATTGATAATCAACTCCTTTGAGATGATTATAGCACAATATGAAGAATTTTACAATAAGAGATAGAAAGTAGGTGAAAAGCAATGGTAGAAGTAAAACAAGTCGACCTAAAGACTTTCCGTGAAATGTATTGTATCCCGGAAACTACGATATTACGTTGGATACATACTAAGAATTTCCCGGCATATAAACAAGGTCACAAATGGTACATAGATGTCAAGGCATATGAAAAATGGCGTGAAACAGAACACGCCAACAGCTACAAATATGCATAAAGCATAATCAAATACCTTGCAGGCAGACAAGGGCTGTCCGCGTGTTATCCGTAAAATAGCCAGACTTTCCCTAAAAGTTTTAATCCTTTTGCGGACGGCTCCTGTGTGCCTGTGAGGAAGTAAAGAGAGGTAAACTAATGAACACAATAGGAATTGCGCTGATTAGTTTCGGTATCGGACTAATCATAAGTTGGAAATTGGCAGAAAGGGACAGGAAGAATGTTAAGAAAAAGACCAAAAACAGAGAATGAGAAAACGGAAGAATATTTTCACAGAGAAGTATTTCCGATGATTAACGCATTCGCCAAGGAGTGCAGAGGACACGCAAAACAGAAAATAACGGTGAAAGGAATATTTTCAAATGAACAAATATGTAGTAATGACGGGCAGAGATGATGTAGTGGTTTTAAACGCCGATGACAGCAAGTCGGTTAAGGCATACATAGCAAAAGGATACGGGATAACAAATCGTATCAAGTCAAAGCACCCGCTTGAAATGAGTGTCGCAAAGATTATCAGCAGAGATAATTAAGCGGCTATGACGAAATACGAATTTGACGATTTGGCGTGCATAGACGATGACTTTGCTTGTCGTGATGACGACTTCGCCTGTATTGATGATGATTGGGCGTGCATAGATGATGATGACGCAGTATGCGACGATGAACGCGATGGACTTACGGAAGAAGAAGCCGACGCATACGAAAAGGAAAAAGCGTGGTATGACCTATTCAAAGAGGTATTGCAGTATCCGTACAGTTACGGATTATCTTGGGGAATAGTTTTAGCATACAGACAACCTATAAAATATCAGAATTAGGAGGTGAGAAGAGTGGCAGATGAGAAGAAAATACTGAAAATGTATAACGATTTAACACCGAATGAAAAGCATTTGGTAGGTGTTTTCGTAAATGCGATGATACTTAGTCGCAATAAAAATGACCGTCAGAGCGGCAACTCAATAACGGTCAAATAAAAGCACATAGATTATTAATCTATACAAACATTATATCACAGAAAGGAATAAAAATCAATGCAAATTGTAATTAGGCTTGAACAGAAAGATTTTGAGGGTAACAAGGAAGTATTCGACCGAATGTACGGATTATGTTCGGTACTCAAAAAAAAGACGGGACCTGTGGAGATGACAAAGGCGGAAGTTGAGAAATCGGCGAACGTTGTAAGAGAGGAACAGACGTCAGACGATACGCCGACAGAGGATAATACCGCCAAAGTGGAATACACAATAGAGGAAGTACGCAAGGCATTCGGTGAATATGCGAAGTCGCAGGGCAGAGATAAGGCCAAGGGACTGCTTCAAGAAATGGGTTACGACAAAGTAACGGAAATACCGCCTGAGCGATACACAGAGGCGATGACGAGAATAGGAGATGTGAAGTAATGCCGGAAGAACACGCAAAACTTTCAGCGTCGGGGTCAAAGAAGTGGATAAACTGCCCTGCGTCAATCGCAATGGAAAGCAAATTCCCCGACGAAAGCAGTGAATATGCAAAAGAGGGAACTACCGCACATTCATTAGGTGAGGCAAAGCTGAAATTAGCTTTAAACCACATAACACGCGTGCAGTATCATAAAATGATACGTTCGCTTGATATAACCGAAGATATGGAAGAATACACGGACAGTTATCGTGATTTTGTATTAGAGCGGTACAATGCAGTGAAAAGTCAATGCGAGGACGCACAGATTCATCTTGAACGCCGTTTAGATTTTTCGGAATGGGTACCCGACGGATTCGGTACAGGCGACACCGTTATTATCGGCGGCGGAATAATCGAAATAATAGACCTTAAATACGGACAGGGCGTAAAGGTATCGGCAGACAAGAACAGTCAGCTTAGGATATATGGTTTAGGAGCATTGAGCGAATACGACTACCTATACGACATACATAAGGTCAATTTAACGATATTCCAACCACGACTTGATAACATTGATACGGAAACGCTTACACGCGGTGAACTCATTAAGTGGGGCGAGGATTTAAAGCCTAAAGCCGTACTTGCGAACAGCGGTGACGGCGACTGTATAGCGGGACGTCATTGCGATGACGGATTTTGCAAAGCAAGAGCCGTATGCCGTGCGTATGCAGAGGAGAAAAACAGGCTTGCGGCAATGGTTTTCAAACCGCCTTTGGAACTTACCGAAGATGAAATTGCGGAGGTAATAGACCAAGCGGAAAACCTTGCGAAGTGGTCGAAACTCGTAAAGGACTATGCTTTGGAACAGGCACTTAATAACGGCGTTAAGTATCCGGGATTTAAAGTGGTTGAGGGAAGAAGTAACCGCAAATATGCGGAGGACGACAGCAAAATCGCCGATGTATTAATTAAAGCCGGTTATGACGAAAAGAACATATATAAGAAAGAAATACTCAACATCACCCAAATGGGAGCACTTTTAGGCAGAGCAAGATTTAACGAACTGCTCGGAGAATATGTAATAAAACCGCAAGGAAAGCCGACGCTTGTACGTTCGGAGGACAAACGTCCCGAATGGAATTCGGCAGAGAAAGCGGCAGAAGATTTTAAAGATATAAAGTAAAGGAGAAATAACAATGGAAAAAAGAAAGACACAGGTAATCACAGGAGAAGTAAGATTCAGTTATGCACACGTTTGGGAGCCGTCATCAATCAACGGCGGTGACGAAAAGTATTCGGTAAGTATCATCATTCCGAAAAGCGACACAAAGACTATCAAGGCAATAAACAACGCAATCGAGGCGGCAAAGCAAGAGGGTATTGCGAAGTTCGGCGGTAAAATTCCCGCAAATTTAAAGTTGCCGTTGCGTGACGGTGATACTGACAGAGAGGACGACGAAAACTATGCAAACAGCTATTTTGTCAACGCAAACTGCAAAACCGCACCGGGTATTGTGGACAAGTCACGTCAGCCGATAATCGACAAGACGGAATTTTACAGCGGTTGTTACGGTCATGCGTCAATTTCGTTTTACGCCTTTAACTCCAACGGCAATAAAGGTATTGCGTGCGGTCTTAATAATTTGATGAAAACAAGGGACGGAGAGCCTTTAGGCGGACGAAACACTGCGGAGGTCGACTTTGCGGGAATGTATGACGATGACGACGATTTTCTTAATTAAAAGGTGACAAAATGAAATCACTCAGTATCGACATTGAAACATACGGAAGTGTTGATTTAACTAAATCGGGGGTATATGCTTATGCGAATGCCCCCGATTTTAAAATCCTGTTATTTGCGTATGCGTTTGATGATGAAGAAGTAAAAATAATTGACCTTGCACAAGGTGAGGCATTGCCGAAAGAAGTAATGAACGCACTGACGGACGAAAATATATTGAAAACGGCGTATAATGCGAACTTTGAAAGAACGTGTATCGGTAAGTATTTTAATATCGATTTGCCCGTAAATCAGTGGTGGTGCAGTGCGGTACAAGCGTCTGAACTCGGACTTCCGCTTTCACTTTCGGCGGTGGCGGTTGCACTCGGCTTGGAGGAGCAAAAGGACAAACGCGGAAAAGCCTTGATTGACTATTTCTCAAAACCATGTAAGCCGACAAAGACGAACGGCGGACGTACAAGAAATTTACCAACGCACGCACCAGACAAGTGGGAAGTATTCAAAGAATACTGCATACAGGACGTTGAAGTGGAACGTGCAATAAAAAAGAAACTCGCTCAATTTCCGATATGTGACAGTGAACAAAAGCTATGGACGTATGACCAACGCATTAACGACAGAGGTGTAAGAGTTGACCGAAACTTTGTTGAAAATGCAATCAAGTACAATACGGAATATAGTGACAGATGCTATGATGAGGCACAGAAAATAACGGGACTTGAAAATCCGAAATCGGTTGTGCAACTTAAAGCGTGGCTTGAAGAAGAAACAGGGCAAAAAATCGACAGTTTGAACAAGGAAAAATTAAAGGAGCTTATAGCCGATGAAAGCATATCGTTAAAGGCGAAAAGAGTGATATATCTGCGTTCAATGATGGCGAAAACGTCCGTAACAAAGTATGAGGCAATGGAGCGGAGCGTCTGTGATGACGGAAGAATAAGAGGACTTTTGCAGTTTTACGGTGCAAACCGTACAGGACGTTGGGCAGGAAGAATTGTACAGGTGCAGAACCTACCGCAAAACCATTTGAAAGATATTGATTATGCAAGAGAATGTGTGGAAAACGGTGATTTTGAACTGTTTGAAATGCTTTACGGAAATGTTCCGCAAACGCTGTCGGAGCTTATACGAACGGCACTTGTACCGAGTGAGGGCAGACGATTTATAGTAGCGGACTTTTCGGCGATTGAGGCAAGAGTTATTGCGTATCTTGCGGGTGAAAAGTGGCGACTTGAAGTATTTAAAACTCACGGAAAAATATACGAGGCATCGGCAAGTCAGATGTTCCACGTTCCGATTGAAAGTATTCACAAAGGCGATCCGCTACGTCAGAAAGGCAAGATTGCCGAACTTGCACTCGGTTACGGCGGAAGTGTCGGAGCCATGGTGAGTATGGGTGCTTTGAAAATGGGTATTGACGAAGAAGAACTTCAAGGTATCGTGGATAAGTGGCGGAATTCAAATCCTGCCATAACGGCATTTTGGCGAACGGTCGAGAATGCGGCGATTAAGGCGGTTGAGGGTTATCCGAGCAAGATTAGACACGATATTTCTTTTTACAAACAGTCGAATATTCTTTTTATCGGTCTGCCGTCGGGTAGAAAAATTGCGTACGTTAAGCCGAAAATCGAAGTAAACAGATTTGGAAAAAAAGCCGTTACATATATGGGTATGAATCAGACAACAAAAACTTGGAGCAGACTTGAAACATGGGGCGGTAAGCTTGTTGAAAACATAGTACAGGCGTTTGCGAGGGATTGCTTGGCTGAAAGCATAATTCGGCTTGAGGACAGAGGTTTTAAGATTAATTTCCACGTTCACGATGAGGTTATAGTTGACGTTCCGAAAGGCGTGTCGAGTGCAGAGGAGTTGGCGGCGATAATGTGTGAGCCGATTGAATGGGCGAAAGGACTTCCGCTTAATGCGGACGGATACGAATGTAATTTTTATATGAAAGATTAGGGGGTGTTATAAATTGGATTTAGTAATTGCTACGGGACAAAGCAGAAAATCAAAACTATGGAAAAATACAAAAATGTCGTGGGGAGATTTTGTCGAAAGGCTGAAAACGACAACAAGGACGAGCGAAACGCAAGGTGAATTTGCAAATATGCCGAAGTCACAACAGGATGATATAAAGGACGTCGGCGGTTTTGTGGGCGGTAAGGTGAAAAACGGCAAGCGACAGTCGGGAAGTATCGAAAACAGAATTTTGCTTACGCTTGACGCAGACTTTGCCGACAGTGATTTTTGCGATAATATTTCGCTGTTTTACGACTTTACATACTGCATTTATTCAACGCACAAACACACTGCCGAAAAGCCGAGATTTCGTTTGGTGATACTTCTGTCAAGACCTTGTACACCGGATGAATACGAAGCTGTTGCGAGAATGGTGGCGTATGATATTGGTATAGATATGTTTGACGACACAACGTATCAGCCACACAGATTAATGTATTGGCCGAGTACGAGCATTGATGGCGAGTATGTGTTTGAACACGAGGAAAATAAACCGCTTGACGTTGACAAGGTGCTTGCAAAATATGAAGATTGGCACGACGTATCGAGTTGGTACGTTTCGTCAAGAACAACAAAGGCGTTGGACAGACAGGTAAAAAAACAAGAGGACCCAACGCTTAAAAAAGGTGTTATCGGTGCATTTTGCAGAACGTACGATATACATTCGTGCATAGAAAAATACCTTTCGGACGTGTACGAAAAGTGTGCCGTAGGCGACAGATACACATACAAGGACGGCTCAAGTTCAAGCGGACTTGTTGTGTATGAGAACGGCAAATTTGCGTATTCAAACCACGCAACAGACCCTGCAAGCGGTAAGCTGTGCAACAGTTTTGACCTTGTTCGTATTCATAAATTTGGTGATACGGACGCAGACGCAAAGGACGGTACACCTGTATCGAAACTGCCGTCATATTCGGCAATGTGCAAGCTCATAGACGGTGACAGTGACGTTTCAATGCTTATGTTTAAGGAACGTCAGCAGAGGGCGGCAGAAGATTTCGGCGGTATCGAAAACGAGGAAACGGACGATATGCAGTGGGCGTTAAAGTTGGAGAAAAACGAAAATACAGGCGCTTACGAAAAAACTCTTAATAATATTATTCTTATAATTGAGAATGATTCGCATTTAAAAGGTAAAATCAAAATGAACGATTTTACGGGATATGCGGAGATTGACGGCATTATGCCTTGGGACAAGGACGCACCGGAAAATCGTGTTTGGCAGGATTCCGATACGGACGGATTGCAGTGGTATCTTGAATATGTGTACGGCATTAAAATGGGTAATGATAAGGTTTTCCGTGCGTTGTCGGTGTTTTACAGACGTGTGGCGTATGATCCGATTGTTGAGTATTTGGACGGTCTTGCGTGGGATAATACTGAACGACTTGATACATTGTTTGTCGATTATCTCGGTGCGGCGGATAACGAATATACAAGAGAAGTGACGCGTAAAATGTTCGTCGGAGCGGTCGCAAGAGCATATGAGCCGGGAAGTAAATTCGATAATATGCTTATTCTGTCGGGCAGGCAGGGCATAGGCAAGAGTACGATACTTCGCAAAGTCGGCTTTGACAGGTGGTTTACGGACGGCATAAAGACGTTCGAGGGTAAGGAATTGTGCGAGGTTATACAGGGTAAATGGATTGTAGAGATAAGCGAACTTGAGGCACTGAATAAATCGGAAGTCGGCAGTGTTAAACAGATACTGTCGCAGACGTCGGACAGATACCGCGCGGCATACGGCAGAATTGTACAGGAACACCCGCGAAGATGTGTATTTTTCGGTACGAGCAATAACAGCGATTATCTTCGTGACCGTACCGGTAACAGAAGATTTTGGCCTGTTGATACGGAGATTGTGCCGATAAAAAAGAGCGTGTTTACCGATTTGACCGATGAGGAAATAAATCAAATTTGGGCGGAGGCAAAAGTGCGTTATACGCAGAATGAACCGCTTTATTTGTCAAAGGAAACGGAACAACTTGCGAAACAAGTGCAGTCAGATCATAGGGAAGTGTCGGTTAAAGAGGGACTTATCCGTGATTTCCTTGATAAACGTGTTCCGCGTGATTGGAACTGTTGGGACTTGGCAAAACGCAGAGATTTTTGGTCGGAGATTATAAGCGTACCCGAAGACGAACTTGTCGAACGTGACAGAGTGTGTGCGCTTGAAATATGGTGCGAACTCTTTAACGGTGATTTTAGGCAAATTCAACGTAGGGATTCGATAGAGATTAACAGTATCATTTCATCGTTCGACGATTGGGAAAAATACGACAAGGTTATTAAATTTAACAAGGATTACGGAGTGCAAAGAGGCTTTAAAAGGGCGAGGAAATAACGTATAACATAAGGGTATAACTTTCTAACGGTTATGTAACATTAAATGTAACGTTGGTAAACTTATGTAACAGTTGAAAGTTATACCTAAAATGCAGTAAAGATAAAGGTTAAAGCGATATATAACAAAGGTAACTTTAATTCTATATATTATATACATATATATACTACAAATAGATATATACACACATAACGCGTATATACGCGTATAAGTATATGAAAAACTGTTTTAGAGTTACCGCAGAAAGAACAGGTGAAAAATGATAGAAAAGGACATTGAAAAATATTTAGTAAGGCAAGTTAAGCAAATGGGAGGTTTGGCACTGAAATTCGTGTCGCCGAGTATGGCAGGCGTACCGGATAGGATTGTTATGATTCCGAAAGGTACGATATACTTCGCAGAACTTAAACGCCCGAACGGAAAGCCGAGAAAATTACAAACCGCCGTACACCGACTTTTTGAAAAACTCGGGTTTCACGTTTATGTGATTGATACAAAGGATAAAGTTGATAAATTGTTAAGGGGTGAGAATTTTGAATTTTAAACCGCATAGGTATCAGCAGATTGCGTTGGATAAAATTATTTCTACACCGCGTGTCGGATTGTTCCTTGATATGGGACTTGGTAAAACGGTTGTAACGCTTACGGCGATTGACGAATTGATTTATAACTGTTACGAAATCGAAAAAGTGCTTGTCATAGCACCGCTTAGAGTGGCGGAAGATACTTGGAGCAGAGAGTGTGAAAAGTGGGACCACTTAAGGCATTTGAGAATATCGAAAATTCTCGGCACTCCGAGCCAAAGACGTAACGCACTTTTAAAGGACGCAGATATTTATATTATAAATCGTGAAAATGTTGCGTGGCTCACAAACGAATTGTCGAGCATAGGCAGTGCGTGGGACTTTGATATGGTGGTTATTGATGAGCTGTCGAGCTTTAAGAGTTCAAAGTCGCAGAGATTTAAGGCACTGAAAAAATACATAACACTGTCTAAAAGAGTAGTCGGACTTACAGGCACACCTGCACCGAACGGACTGATAGATTTGTGGAGTCAGATATATTTGCTGGACGGCGGCGAAAGACTCGGCAGAACGGTAAGCGGTTACAGGGAGAGATATTTTCTGCCCGATAAACGTAATCAGACCACGATTTTCAGTTACAAGCCGAAAGAGGAGTCCGAAAAGGCGATATATGATAAAATTTCGGATATATGCGTCAGTATGTCGGCAGAGGATTGGCTTGAAATGCCTGAAAGGATTGATACCGTTCAGCATATAAAGCTGTCAGATAAGGAGCTGAAACTGTACGAAGAATTTGAAAAGGAACAGTATTTGGAGTTTATCAACGGTCAAGTTACCGCCGCCACTGCCGCCGCACTTACAAATAAACTTTTGCAGTTTTCAAACGGTGCAATGTATTTGGACGACGGAAGTTATAAGGTGACGAGCGATAAAAAACTTGAGGCGTTGGCGGAAATAGTCGATACCTCACAAGGTCAGCCGATTTTGTGTTTTTACAGTTATCGCCATGACTGCGAGAGAATACTTACAAAGTTTAAGGGTGCAAAAAAGCTTGAAAGCGCCGATGATATAAGGGATTGGAATGACGGAAAAATACCGCTTTTACTGGCTCACCCCGCAGGTGCGGGACATGGACTTAATCTTCAAACAGGCGGTAATATAATAGTTTGGTTCGGTCTGACGTGGAGCTTGGAACTGTATCAGCAGGCAAATGCGAGATTGTATAGACAGGGACAGAAAAACTCTGTGATAATTCATCACCTTGTGACCGACGGAACCGTCGATAAACGTGTGCTTGACAGCTTGCAGGGGAAACGTGAGGTACAAGACGAATTGCTTGAAAGTTTGAAAGAAAAATACGGAGTATAAGGGGGAATTGATTTGACGATTAAAGAATGTAAAGAATGGCTTTCGAGAGCAAGGAATATGGACGAGGAGATTAACGCACTGATTTCGGAGCAGGAGCGAGCGTTGACAAACGCAACAAGCACTGTGGCCAATTCTGGCAGTGAAAAGGTGCAGACGTCAAACGTGAATACTTCGGAAAATAAGTTCGTAAGCTATGCCGCTTATTCCGAATTGATAGATAAACGCATTGACAGACTGTACGAGATTAAAAAAGAGATTTTGGAAAACGTGAATAAACTCGATGACGCAACACTTCGAACTATATTAATTCTGCGTTATCTCAATTTTCAAACGTGGGAAATGATTGCTTGTAAAATGAATTACGGATACAGACATATTTTGCGTTTACACGGTAACGCACTGATTGAAATTAAGAATGTCATTGAATGTCACATTGAACCTGTGATATAGTGTATAGTAGAACAAGTAACATAAGCGGTGTATCATCGTGAGATGATGGGTGAATATCTCGTGTAATTGGTGGGAATGGAGATATTAAAAAAATTATCAAAAAAATGTTTAAAGTTGTAATATTATGGGTATATATCATACGAGGTGATGATATATGTCAAAAAAAGAAGAAAATTTATTTTTAGAAAATCAAAAAATCCCAGAAACGTTAGATATGTATTTCAAAAATTACGTACAAAATGGTGATTACGGAATGCTAATAGATATAACAAGGGATTACATAAGCAGAGATACCGATTGTGTAGACATCATTATACACAATTTAAAACTTGAAAAAGAACAAATTGAGATTGATAAAAGAAGTAGAGAAACACAGAACTTCCCGATATCAGTAGGAATTGTAAGTGCTACTTTTACGGCTCTATTATCATTTATCCTTACTTCTGTAACAAAAGAGTGTAATGGTTTAGCAGAATACATTGCATTTTATGGAACAGTAGTAGTGAGTTTTATAGGACTGTATGTATTTTCAAAAAAGATTTTTGATTCTATGAAGGAAGATAAATTACGAGTTTTAAAAAATAGAGAAAAATTAAACTTTTTAGAATTTTGTATTGAAGAATATACTAAAAAGAAACAACAATAATTTAAAACACACCTAATCGGGTGTGTTTTTCTTATGCAATAAAACAGGAGGTGATAAGAGTGACTGAGAAGCAGAAGTTGTTTTGTGAGGAATATTTGATTGATTTGAATGCAACGCAAGCGGCGTTAAGAGCGGGATATTCGGAAAAGACAGCGTATTCGATTGGAAATGAAAACTTGAAGAAACCTGAAATTCAAGAATACATACAAAAACGGCTGAAAGAGAAAGAGGACGCTCTTATTGCCAAACAAGATGAGGTATTGAAAACGCTTACGGCTGTTATGCGACGTGAGAAACCCGAAACGGTTGTTGTGACGTGCAAAGCACGTAAATCACACTATGACAACAAGGGCAAGAAAGTCACTGACGAGGCGGAGCAACCGATATGTGTTGAAATACCGACAAAGGTGTCTGACGTAAACAAAGCGGCGGAAATGTTGGGTAAATACTACGCATTGTTCACAGACAAATTAAACGTTGACGGTGATATGGACTACAGCATTAAAATTGATTACGGTGGTGAGGACGAATGAACAACATAACAGTACCGTTCAATCCGATATTCAAGCCTGTACATCAATGTAAAAAGCGTTATGTTGTAATGAAAGGCAGTGCCGGAAGTGGCAAGAGTGTTGATACTGCACAGTTATACATACTCCGTTTAATGCGTGACAAAGGGCGTAATTTGGTATGTGTGCGTAAATCTGATATAACAAACCGTGACAGTACATTTGCCGAGCTTGAATCAGCTATAAACCGTATGGGCGTAGGCAGAGCGTGGCGAGTTACGCAAAGTCCGTTGTCGTTCACCTGTATAAACGGCAACAAGATTATATTTCGTGGTGTAAACGATAACAAGCAACGTGAAAAGCTGAAATCAATCACATTTGCAAACGGTAAGTTGACAGATGTATGGATTGAAGAGGCTACGGAGCTTGTGCAACAGGATTTTGAAATTATAGATGACCGTTTGAGAGGTGAACTTCCCGACGGCCTTTTTTATCAGATAAAGCTGACATTCAATCCCGTGTCATCAAGTCACTGGATAAAGAAAGTGTTTTTCGATATACAGGACGATAACGTCTTAACGCATCAAAGCACATATTTAACAAACCGATTTTGTGACGAGGCATACAGACAACGTATGCTACGTCGTAAAGAAGTTGACCCTGAGGGCTACAGAATTTACGGACTGGGTGAATGGGGCGAAACAGGCGGATTGATATTCTCGAACTATCGCATTGAGGAATTTGAAACAGATATGAGCCGTTTTGACGCTATGGCGATAGGACAGGACTTCGGCTTTAATCACGCAAATGCTATATTGACGTTAGGCTATAAGGACGGTGATATTTACGTTTGTAATGAACTGTATGTACACGAAATGGATACGACCGAAATTATCACTAAGGCCGACGGTAAGTTCAGTAAAAGTCTTGCAATGTGGTGCGACAGTGCAGAGCCGGACCGTATAAAAATGTGGCGAAAGGCAGGCTATCGAGCAAGGGCAGTTGTTAAAAATCCGAACAGCATACAATCGCAGATTGACTGGTTAAAAGGCAGAAAGATACATATTCATCCGTCTTGCGTGAATGTAATCAAAGAGATACAGCAATGGCGTTGGCGAGTTGATGAAAAGTCGGGCGAGTATACTGACGAACCTGTCAATGTATTTGATGACGCAATGGCGGCACTGAGATACGGCGTTGAGAGTTGGCGCAAGGATAAGAAAGCTAAAATCTATTCAAGAGAGGAGTACGGAATATGATAATTGATGAAGATATAGTCGCAGGCGGTGTGACACCGTTTATCATAACGAAATTGATTGAACGGCACGAGCGAGAGCGACAGAGATACCGATTATTGCACGATTACTATATGGGCGATCACCGCATTTTAAGCCGCAGAAAAAGGGGCAAAAACGTGGCAAACAACCGCATAATGTGTAATCACGCAAAGTACATAACGGATATGACACAGAGTTATCTTGTCGGCAATCCCGTAACATATGCGGTGTCGGACGAATACGATATTGAGGCAATCAAAAACGAATATTTGGAACAGGATATGCCGAGTGTGGACAGTGAAATCGTAAAAAATATGAGCATTTACGGCAAAGCATATGAACTGATTTATGCAGACGAAAAAAGCAAGCCGAGAAGTGTCCGATTGGATCCGGAGCATACATTTGTATGTTACTCACAGTCGGCATTTGAAAAGCCGTTGTTTGCGGTGTATTACTACAAGAAATACGACCTTGACGGCTACTGCACAGGCAGTATTTGTCGTGTGTATGATGAATCGTTTATATATACATACACAGGTCTTGACAGCTATACGGCATTATCATTGCAAAATGTTGAACCACATTACTTTTTTGATGTACCTATTATCGAATACAGAAATAATACGGAAATGCAGGGCGATTTTGAACAGCTTATAACGCAGATTGACGCATACAATGTGTTGATGTCAGATAGAATTAATGACAAGGAACAATTCGTCAATTCACTGTTGTTTTTGTGCAACTGCGACCTTGACACCGAACAGGCAAAAAAATTATTGGTAGAACGTATCTTAATGGGTGATGGCGACGCGAAAGCGGAGTATCTGTCAAAGGTGCTGAACGAGGCTGATACAAAGGTGTTGCGTGATGACATCAAGGACGATATACACCGTCTGTCACACGTTCCCGATTTGTCGGACGAAAGTTTCGGCAACAATTTGTCGGGCGTGGCAATAAAGTACAAGCTGTTGGGATTTGAACAGCACGTCAAGAACAAAGAACGTAATTTTGCTAAGACATTAAGAAAACGTTTAGAGATTTACAACAATTTCTTAGTGACATTAAACGCAATGAAAGAAGTGCCGTCGCACAGAGTTGATATAGGATTTACATATAACTTGCCTGCAAACGAACTTGAAATAGCACAGATGATTAATTACCTCAAAGGTCTTGCGTCTGACGAAACATTATTAGAGCGTTTGCCATTCATCACAGACGCAAAGGAAGAAGTTGAAATTGCACGCAGAGAGCAAGCGGAAAAGTCCGCCGAAGATATGCGTATCGCAGAAATTTCGGCAAGGAAAGTAAACTACAATGAAGAGTAAGGCATATTGGGTAAAACGTGCCGTTGAAGTTGAAACATATTTACAATCGCAAGCGGACAGCGTTAAGGACGGTGTAATTAAGGCATATGAGCGAGCAATCAAGAATGTAAACAATGATATTGAGAAAACGTTTAAAGCCTATATTTCAACCGATATACCCGAAAAAGAGGCACGTCGGCTGATGAGTATAGCCGACAGCGACAAACAGTACGAAGAACTGCTTGAACTGTACGACGAAACAGACGACAAGACAGTCAAAAAGGAAATTCTAAACCGCATAAATGCACAGGCATATGGTGCGAGAATTAGCCGATTAGAGGGACTGAAACGTAATGTATATATTTACTTTAGGCACGTTGCAAACGAGGCTATAAAGGAGCAAAAGAAACTGTATGACAGTGCGGTAAAGACGGCGTATTATACGAATATTTTTGATACCGCACAAGGTTTAAACTGCGGTATTGATTTTCCACTTGTACCGCAAAAGGCGGTTAATAAAGTGTTAAGTGAGCCGTGGCACGGTCACAACTACAGCGAGAGAGTGTGGATACATAACGACAGATTTATACAGGCAGTCGGACAGACGATTGAGGACGGTATAATCAGCGGTCACAGTGTAAGCCGTATGACCGACAAGCTGATTGATTACGTCAAAGATACTGCACCGGGTGGAATACGAACATCAGCCGAAACGCTTGTGAGGAGCGAAACGGCGCATTTTATGAACCAAGGTCAAAAGATGGCGTATGAGGAAATCGGTATAAAACAGTATCGTTTTGTTGCGGCACTGTCTGAATTGACGTGTGACAGGTGCGGAAGTCTTGACGGTAGCGTGTTTGATACCGACAAAGCCGTTGAGGGCGAAAACTTCCCACCGATACACCCACGTTGTCGGTGTGTTACGATTATGGCAGACGTGAATTTGACAACTCGTATCGCCCGTGACCCGCTTACAGGTGAAAATTACAAGGTTGACGGCAGTATGAAGTTTGACGAATGGAAAAAGGGGCTGTCAGATGAACAGAAAAATGCGTTAAAATATGTTGCAAATAGTGAAAAACGTGGTATAATAAAAGCAAGGAGTGGTTCGGTTGCACTTGAAAACCAAAGATATGGAAGAAATAAAGTTACACTTGTGAATAAAACTTATATTGAAAGCGGAGAATATAAACGTAAGTTTGATAATATAAGTGAAAATAAAGCGGTTAATAAAACATTATACGATTGTGCAAAAGCGGCGTTAAAGCACAGAAGCGGCACAAAGTTTGAAGATATGTATTGGATTGACGGTAATACGGGTGAAATTATAGCAAGCGCACTTAATGAAAAAGAAACAAGCGGTGTTGCTAAGTCTAAACGTCGGAATAAGGTTTTGGCACGATATGGAAATATTTATGCCATACATTCCCACCCTGCAAGTATGCCGCCGAGTGCAACAGATTTTAATTGTTTCTTTGAACAGGGATATAGTAAAGCTTTTGTTGCTTGTCACGACGGAACTTTGTATTCGTATACTTCGGAACAGGAAGTTTCTATAGAGTTATATAATCTATACGTAAGCAAGTTTGCAAGTAATGGTTATTCTGAAAAAGAAGCACAGTTAAAAGCATTAGCGAAATTAAAAGAAAATCATAAAATAGATTTTTGGGAGGTGGTTTAAATGCCTAATTTTCTTATAGATGACAGACCTGTTGACTTATCACAATTTGAGGGATTTACAAGTGAAGATATAGACGAAACAATAATGTATTTGGAAGAACAGGAAAGATTAAGGATTGAACGAAGTAGACATCAGACAAAATCAGAACAAGTTGAGGACTTAAAACGTTGTGAATGCGAGTATAAGGCATATATAGATAATATTCGCAAGAAAAGACTTTTGAAAACAGGATAAATATAAAGCACGTTGTTAGACGTGCTTTTTTGATACATTGAAAGGCGGTGATAGTGTGAGCATAGGCACAACATACACATAGAAGAAAGGAATGGTGATCCGATTATCTCCCTGTAAGACGTGGGGTTATACGTCTTATTTTTATACAATTTTTCAGAAAGGAATGATTTGAATGGCAGATACAGCAGAGCAAACAGAAAAACAAGAGCAAGAGAAGTCCACAGAGCAGAAGTCAACCGAACAAAAAGACGGCGACAATCAAAAGGCGATTGACGAAGCATTAGCGGCGGCAAAAGCGGAGTGGGAAAAGGAACTTGAGCAAAAGCTAAAGGACGCTGAAAACGAGGGCATGAGAAAAGCCAAGTTGACAAACGAGCAAAGAAAAAAAGAGGACGACGACAAGGAACGAGAAGAATTTGAAAAAGCAAAGGCAGAGTTTGAACGTGAAAAAATCGTTGCATATGCCGAAACAGAACTTGCCAAAGTCGGATTGTCTGCCGAGATTGCAAAGTACATTGTGGCAGAAGATAAGGATAGCACAAAGGCGGTTATTGACAAGATAAAAGAAAGCTACGACAAAGATGTACAAGCAGGTGTTACCGAGCGTTTAAAGGGCAAAACACCGGATTTAAACGGTGGCAGTGGCGGTCACAACACAGGCAGTTTTATGGACATAATCAGAGAAAATCAGAGATAAGGAGTGAAATAAATGGGTTATTTAAAAAATGAATTGACAGGTTTTGTACCTGTCGAGCAAGCAACAGACATCATCAAAATGGTGACAAGGGGTTCAAGTGTTTTAAGAATGGCGAAAGTCGAGGAAATGAAACACGAGAAAAAGAAGTTTAACGTACTTACAGACGGTCCGGGTGCTTACTGGGTCGGTGAGGGTGAGAGAATTAAAACAAGCGGTGCTACTTGGATTCACCCTGAAATCGAGGCTAAGAAGTTAGCCGTTATTATTCCGGTAACAAAAGAAAAGTTGGAAGATACGACTATCAGCGTATTTGAAGAACTAAAGCCAGAAATCGCAGAGGCATTCTACAGAGCGATTGACGCGGCGTGCATTTTCGGTACAAATTCACCGTTCAAGACAAACATTATGAACGCTATCGACAGTAAGCATATGGTTGTTACAGACAACGCAAATATTGATATTGCTATGTCTGACGCAATGTCGATGATTGAAGAAAACGGCTATGACCCGTCGGGATTTATCGGTCGTATCGGTGTTAAGAATATGCTGAGAAAATTGCGTGACGCAAACGGCGCACCTGCATATGTCAACGGTACAACAGGCGGTGAGCTGTACGGTCAGCCTATCGAATTTGTACGTAACGGTGCGTGGGACAATAAACGTGCCGATATTATCACAGGTAATTTTAAATATGCCGTTGTCGGTATGCGTGCAGGTATTAATTACGAAATTCTTACAGAGGCAACACTACAAGGCACTCTTGACAGTGACGGTAAACCGCTATCACTTGCCGAGCAAGATATGGTTGCAATCAAGGCTACTATGCGTTTAGGTTTCCTTGTGGTTAAGGACGACGCATTTGCCGCATTTAAGAACGGTGTTCCGACACTTGGCGAATTGACAGTTGAATCGGTTGCCGGCACAACAGGCAACACTGTTATTACGGTATCGCCAAAGCCTATCGGCGGTCACAAGTTGGTTTACAAGACTGCCGCAAGCACCGCTCCAAGTGTTGCATATGACGACGATTTGTCGAAGTGGACAGAGTTTAACAACGGTGACGAAATCACTGCGACAAACGGTCACAAGATTACAGTTGCGGAAGTTACCGCAGACGGCAAGGCGAGAAAGTCGGGTAGTGCCGACGTTGTAAGCGGTGAATAATATGGAACAGTTGGGGACACTAAAAATGTTGTTGGGAATTAAGGACGACGAGCAAGACAGCTTGTTGTCCTTTTTGATTGAGGACACGGTTAATATGATTATGGCGTATTGTCATATTGATGTACTGCCACGTCAGCTTGAAAGCCTTGTTCCGAAGATTGCGGCGGATATGTACAGGGCGAAAGGTTACGGGGACAGTAAAAGTCCCGAAGTAGTCAAGAGCAGAAGTGAGGGCGAACGTTCCGTCACATATGCCGAAACCGACAATGACAAGATTTTCAGCAACTATTATAAACGCCTTGACCCGTTCCGTAAACGAAAGGGGCGTGTTCCGAGTGACATCAGTATTCAGTGATTTTTACGATAAAACTGTTATAATCGCAGAATATGAAATTGACGACTATACAGGTAAAACCGAAAAGACTGTATTGTCCGAAATCAAAGCCGATGTACAACCGTACAGCGGTGGCAGAGCAAGAGAGCAATACGGTTTGGATATAGAATGTCAAATGCGTATGTTCTGCGATATGTCAGACGACGTAAAGGTCGGTAACAGGGTTGAATATGACGGCGACATATATGATATAACATATGTGCAGAAATGGGACAGCGGTTTGGTAGCAATGCTCGAAAGGAGTAGGCTGAAATGAATTTTTCAATCGAGGGGATAGACAACGTTGTTGACAATCTGACACAGTATGCGTCGGGCGATAAAATACAGCGAGGTTTGGCAATGGCGGGTGAAGTCGTAAGAGCGCACGCAGTGGCAAACTGTCCTGTTGCAACAGGACGTTTAAAGGGCAGTATCGTAAGCCAAGTGGACGGTGACAGCGTTGCAATCGGTCCGACTGCCGATTACGGTATTTATGTCGAATTTGGCACAGGCTCAAAGGGCGACAAAGCTGTTTCGCATACGTCAAAAAGACACTGGACGTATTACAGTGGCGGTCGATTTTACACAACGTCGGGGCGAGCACCACAGCCGTTCCTCGTACCTGCACTGAAAAATAACATCAGCGAGATAATCGCTAAGTTTAAGGAGGTGTATAACTCGTGAAACGAGTTATAGCGAGCAAATACGAAGTATTTGTGTTAGCGTAGGGAGGGTGATACGGTGTTTGATATTGGTTTGGAATTGCGGGACATTTTAAAGCAAATAGACGGTGTAAGTGTATGTTTTGCATATCCCGATAATTTTAATAAATTGCCTGCAATAGCATATTACACGCTAACGGACAAAGGCTCAATGTCATATGACAATACGGTTGTTACGAATGATACGACTGTTCAGATTGATATTTACGCCGATTATCCGCAAACGTGTTTTGAATTGTCGGAGAGGGTATACAAATTGTTGACTGATAATGAATATTATCACGAAATGACAATGGACGTACCCAATCCCGACACAAGTATAAAACACAAAACAATGAGATTTACGAAAGTAGTAGAAAGGAATGATTGATTTATGGCAAATACAGAGAAAAGAAAACCACTACCTACAATAGGTGTGGACAAGTACACATTTTTCGCAGTTTTAACAGACACATCAGAGGGTGCAACATATGGTGATCCGTACAATTTGAGAGGTACAGTCGAAATTGCACCGACAGACGCAGGCGGCAGCGATGTTTTTGATGCCGATAACGGTGCGTATGAAACATCAAACTACATTGAAAAATTAGGTCACGACATCACAAATGCCGATATTCCGCCGGAAGTTGATTCAATGTGGCGTGGACTGACACAAAAAGACGGTGTAGTAGAGGTTGGCAATGATACAAAAACAGTTTATTTCGGTGTTGCGTGGAGAATTATGAAATCCGACGGCTCATACCGTTATGTAAGATATTACAAGGGTTCATACAGCTTTGCGTCAAACGTAGGCGGTAAGACTAAAGCGTCAAGCGGTGCACCTGAAAAGCAAACCGCAAAGGCTACATACACAGCCGTACAGCGTGATTTTGACAACAACTATTACGCATACTTTGACGAAAGCGATTTGCCGGAGGGCGTTACAAAGACAGAACTTGAGGAAAATTGGTTTAAGGATATGAACTACTATCCTGCGAAGAAAGCACTGTAAAATAAACGTAAATTGACATTATACGTCGATTAATGTAAAATATATTATAGGCGAAAGCCTTGATATATAGGAATGGCTTGGCGGTTATTCCGACACCTCTTGAAAGGAGGTGTTATCTTGGACTTGAATTTAGTTATCAACCTTATAATACTTGTTATTATTCTCGATATAATCAAGAACATAAAAAAATAACCGCCTACTCTGCCAAGTAAGCGGTTAGTCGTAGAAGTAATTTCTTTCTACTAATTACGTTACATTGCGGAATAACTAAAGCCATTCCTTTTATATCTAAATTATAACACAATAAAAAGTTTATGTCAAGCACGCTATATGCGTGTTTTTTGTATGCGAAAAATTAGGAGGAATATATCATGCAACATACATTAACATTTACACACAACAAGAAAAAGTACGTTTCAAAGCCGTTTGATTTTGAGGCAATGTGCATTATCAATGACGCACATAACGACGAAAGCAAGAACGGACCGCTTAACATTTGCCGAGATGCGGTTGATTATATGTTCGAGGGAACAGAGGCAACACAGGATATTATTAATTCTCTTGATGTGAATACACGTTCAAGACTGTGTATTGAGCTGTGGAAGTTCTATATAGAGGCATTGACATCAAAAAACGAGTAAAGGGTAATAACTCTAAAAGCCGACCACTGCGTACTTTGTACGCAGATTGGTTTAGGCAAAGAGGGTTATTGCCTGATGTAATATCAAAACAAAATCCGTTTGTTTTGTTTAAAATGATAGACGATTTAGAAGATGATACGGAAGATGACTATACAGGAAACGACCCGTATTTAAAAATGTTTTATGGAATGTAGTGAGGTGATTTGTAGTGGCTGACGCGGCGGAATTAGTAGTAAGAATAAGAGGCGATGCGTCGGATTTAGAGGCAACAATAAGCGGTGTATCGCAACAACTCGAAGAATTGGAACGAACACAAAGCAATACAAATGGTGTGAAAGGTGTAAGAGAAAGCACAAGTGCATATCAAGGTCTTGCAAGTCAGCTTAAAGATACCGGAAAAGGTATAAAAGAAGTCGGCGAAAGTATTGACACGATAACAAAACCGATACAATACGCATCAACGGCACTTGCCGCGGGCGGTGTTGCGAGTGCCAAGTTTGCGATAGATTTTGAGGATAGTTTTGTCGGAGTTAAAAAGACGGTTGACGCTACACCGGAACAGTTAGCCAAAATAAAGCAAGGCATTATTGATTTGTCAACAACAGGTATTGACGGCAGGGGCGCGATACCACAGACGGCAACTGAACTAAACGAACTTGCGGCGGCTGGCGGTCAGTTAGGCATATCCCAAGAAAATATCGTCGATTTTACGGAAGTAATGGCACAAATGGGTTCAGCAACAAACCTTGTCGGCGAAGAAGGCGCGGCTACACTTGCCCGATTTATGAATGTAATGGGTACAAGTCAAGGCGAAATTCGTAATATCGGCAGTGCAATCGTTGATTTGGGTAACCACAGTGCGACAACAGAATCGGAAATCGCGGAAATGGCACTGCGTATGGGTAAATACGGTTCATCTGTACGAATGTCGGCGGCGGACGTGTTGGGTTATTCTGCGGCATTGTCCTCATTGGGAATTGAGGCACAAATGGGCGGTAGTGCGATAGGTCGTACGTGGCTGTCCATAGAAACAGCCGTTGCAAGCGGCGGAGAGGGTTTAACGAAATTCGCAAAGTACAGCGGTAAGAGTGCGGAAGAATTTAAAGAGCAGTGGAATACTGACAGCTCCGGTGCATTTAACGGACTGTTAAAAGGCTTGCAGTCTGCCGAAAATCTAACTGTTGCGTTAGATGATTTAGGCATAAACAATACACAGGATATACAGGCTATGATGGCATTAGTCAACGGTTATGATTTAGTAACCGAGAGTGTCAATCGTTCAAACACCGCATACCAAGAAAATACGGCACTGCAAGAAGAATTTAATGCAAAGAATGAAACGACCGCATCAAAATTGGCGAACACAAAAAACAATATTGTTGAGGCGGCAAGAAGTATCGGCGAAACAATGTTGCCGTCAATAAAAGACGCAAGCACCACAGTAGCCGATTTTGCAAAAGGTTTGTCGCAAATGTCAGACGAACAAAAACGTGCTGTTGTTAATACCGGTGCGACAGTTATTGCGATAGGTGCTATTTCAAAAGTCAGTGCCGGAGCAATCAAAGGTGTTGGCGGAATTGTTGAGGCAGTCGGCAACATCAAAAAGGCATTTTCAGCAGGCGGAGCATTGGCGAAGTTTGCACCGACACTTGCGAGCATAGGTTCTGTTGCCGGACCGGCGGCGTTAGCTGTTGCGGGTATTGCTACGGCGGCGATAGCCGGAAAGGTTGCATATGATAAGTGGTATCAATCACAATACAGATGGAGTGAGGGACTGTCAGAGGGCAACGAGAAAGTCAAGGAAGGCCTTGAAAAATACAAATCTTTGAATGATATTCAAGGACAAATAAAGTCGCTGAAAATGGTTATTGAAGGCCCCGAAAGCAGTCAAGAACAAGTTGACAATGCAAAAAGCAAGTTAGAAGAAATCAAGGAAATGCTATCACAGGAATACAATCTTGTTATCAATTCCGATAATTCTAATTTAGACGACGCAGTTGAACAAGTTACAAAACTGTCTAAGAATGAATTGCAATCTAATATTAATAATCAACGTGCTGAGTTATCTGAATTAATAAATAATAATTCTAATTATGTACAAACACGACACGAGGCGCAAGAAAATTATAACAAAGAATTGGAATTGCAGACTAAATATTCAGAAGCACAGTCTAAAGTCAGTGATATTACTGCAAAAATAGCAAATAACGAAATCACTGCGGCTGAGGGGTATGCGAAAGCTAAAGAGATATATAAAAATACAATAGGTAGTGACTATGAAAACGCAATAACAGATGAATCCGATAAGAATGCCGAAAGCGTGCTTGCTTCAATCACCGGCAGTTATAAGGTTGCGACAGGAATACTTGAAGATTATAAAAAGCAACTGGATGATTTGGACGGTTCACATCAAGAACTACATGATACAGCAGAAGAACTGTCTAACATGGAGCTTGAATTGTTAAAAATGTCAGTGGCAAATAAGGATAATGAGAGTGTGGAAAAATCATTGTCCGATATGAAAGAATTTATTTCAGCGGGCAAACTGGATATGAACAGTTATGCTCAAGCCGCGGCATTGGCAATGAATGGAGTTGATAATTTAGAGTCTGCGTGGGAAAAAGCGGCAAATGGTGACGGAACAGAATTGAATAATATAATTAACGATTATGTTCATTCAATGCAGAAGTTTGGAGCATATTCAGGTGATATTGCAACAAATGCCGCTTTACTGCAAAATGGATTTAAGACTGTAAAAGAGGCTGCCGAAAACGGTAAACTTGATGTTATTACCGAACAGGCAAACGAATTAGCACACAGCATGGGGCTGATTCCGGAGAATAAGCGTATAGTCATAGATGCCGACGGGAACATTTCGGTAGTAAAGGAACTTCAACAGGCTGTAGATGATGTAAATACGAAAGGTGACGTAAAACTGCAAGTCGGTGCAGAGGGTGATATATCTGTATTAGATACAGCTGATGAAAAATTAAAAGAACTTGTCAAAAATGACGAAGTTCAGATTAAATTTAATGTCGATACAGGCGGTTTTGATATTAACGATTTGAATGGTAATAAGTTGGGTGAAATCACTGCAACGGGTAAAGTTATATGGACTAACGACAGCACAGAACCCGACAACTATACGGCACCACCCAAAGAGGGCAATGTTACATTTAAGAAGAATAGTGCAGAACCTGACGGCTATCAACCCGAAGACAAATTTGCGACAGTCCATTATACTGTTTCTGTTGAGGGTTCGTCTATAGAGGGACTAAGCGATAAAAGTGCTCCTGCGGCACGTTTTGGCAGTACGGGAACGTTCGTCAAAAAGAAAGTCGCAAAAGGTACACAAAACTTTGAGGGCGGTTTGGCAATGGTTAATGATGAAAAGGGTATATCTGACCCGCGAGAATTAATCGTTGACAAAGGACGTGCATTTATACCACAGGGCAAGGACGTAGTATTGCCGTTGTCAAAGGGTGCAAAGGTGTACACAGCGTCACAAACCAAGGCGATAATGTCAGGTATGGGTATACCGCATTACGCAACAGGAAAAGACAATTCGGACGCGTTTACATCAGCCAAGGACGATTGGACGCATTACACAAAAACGCACGCAGTAACGACCGCACAAGAATTAGAGAAGTGGTTAGGATTTCAAGAGAAATTCAAATCGAACGACAAGGATATTGCCGATATTGAGGAACAAATATTCAGTCTGACACAGAAACGCACGCAGGAGTTAAACAATCTGTCAAAGTCGTACATTGAAGAACGTGCGGCACTGAATGACTGGGACGACATCGGTGATAGTCCTGTTGACGCATTCGCCCGTATTCGTGATAGGAATATGGCGGAGGTCGAGGCGGGACGTATGACGTGGGAAGATTACACGACTACAATGTCGGGTATAGGTTCAACGTTATACGACAATATGACCGAATACAGTCGTGATTGGTTGGAACACCAAGAAAAATACAACGGTATGAGTGCCGCCGATTATATAGCAGGTATCGGCAGAATACAGACGTACACCGAACAAATGTACGCACATGGTATAATCAGCCACAAAGAATATGTAGAGGCAAAAAACAAGCTGAATGATGAGTATTTGGACAAGCGTAAAGAACAAATTGAGAAAGAGTACGACATATCAAAAAACTACATCAGTGAACATACATATTTCAACGACTGGCAAGATAACGGCGATAATCCGCTTGATGCCTATAACCGTGTTATGGACCGTCATAAGGAAAAGCTGACAAAGGGCGAAATCACGCAAGAAGAATACGACAAGTACCAAAGTGAATTAGGTTCGGATATGTATTCGGAGCGTGTGGAGCAGTCAAAGAACTGGTTGGAAGAACAACGCAAGTATTACGGTATGACTGATGAAGAATATATCGCCGGTTTAAAACGTATTCAGCAGTATACACAGGAATACTATGATTTGGGGTTAATCAGTCGCAAAGAATACAACGAGAATATGACCGAAATAAATCACGATATGTTCGACCAAGCGGGCGAATCGTTTGACGATATGCTACAGCAACAGCAGGACTACATCAACAAATTACGTGATGAATTTTCTGCACAGGAACAGGCCCTACAGGACAGTTGGACGGTAGAGGACCGCAAGGCTGATATGTCCGAAACACAGGCACAGTTGGATATTTACGCAAATGCAGTAACAGACAGAGGACAGCAAAAGTATAAAGAACTGCAAGAGCAGATGAAACAACTGCAACGTGACGAGGAATTGTATCAGTTGCAAGTCAAAAACAATGCCACTATTGAAAAATTAGAGGCAGAGTATGACGCGTTGGAAAACAGCAAGACTGATTTCATCAAGTCGATTGCAACTAACATTGACAGTATAGACGTGACAGGCATTGTGGCGGATATAACACAGGAAGTCAGCGGCGGCAATGACAAGATAACCAAGACGTTAAGTGAGATTATAGAGGCTATTAAGGGCATTAAGATTGAACAGCAGAATTATAACAACAACAGTAAAATCACAATCAATACGACTGACAGCGCCGTTTTGGGTAGCTATGTATAACGTGCGGAGGTAGAAAATGCGAAACGGATTTTATTTTAAAAACAAACATTCAAACGATTTCGGCGTGACCGTACAAACGCAGTCACGTCCGATTAAACCGGAAATGAAAATACAGACATATGACAGCCCGTATATAGACGGTGAATATGATTTTTCAACGGCAAATGCGTACAACCGTGAATTTTATAAAAACCGTGTATTTAAAATGAATTTGCAAATATCGGCGGCGGATATGTCTGAACTGAACAGCAAAATCACAAAAATCACAACGTGGTTAATGGGGCGTGGTGAGTTGATATTTGACGACACACCCAATGTCAAATGGAATGCGTCGGTTATTGAAACAATAGATTACAAACCAGAAAACTACGGACACAAAGCGGTCATTTCGGTGTCGTTCAAAGTGCAGACGTGGGCGGCGTTGGTATTTGATATTTTTGACGGTCCGATATTGGATAGCCAAAACATCAAATTAGATGATGAAATACCAATCGGACCGAATGAATATTACACGATTACAACGGCAGGCGACAGTACAATACATAACACAGGCGACCGCCCTGTCAGACCTGTTTTGCGTGTTACAAACGTCACAAAACCTACAACGATAACCTGTAATGGTATCAGTATTACGGTGTCGGAAAACTGCGTTATTGACTGCGACAAACAGTCGGTAACAGACGTAAACGGCAACAGTATTATGAAAAAAATCAAAGGTAATTTTTTTGAACTGGAAACAGGGGCAAATACAATAAATTTATCCACGACGGCAACGGTTGAATTTTCATTCTATCCGCAGTACGTTTGGAATACAGAAACGGAGGATATATACAAATGGGACAGATAACATTTATGCGATTGCACGACAGATATACAGACAGTTTTGAAACAGGTGAGGTACTGAACAACGCATATAACGTCAAAGAAACAAGGATATTGAACGATACGGGAAGTATTGAATTTGACTATCCATACGACGAAAAGGTGCGTCTAATCAGTCAAAATATGTTGGTTAGTGTAAACGGTCATATATACGAAATCAGCCGAACAACACGAAATATGAACGGTGCGGATTCACTGCACGTTTACGGTACACCGCATTTTGTGTATGAGGCGCAGAAAGCGTTTATACCGACAATCGGCGACCATATCGGTGAAACATCAAGAGCAGTGTTACAAGCGGCGGTAAAGATTATTTCGGATTTCAAGGAAGAAGTCAAAGAAAAGTGCATTTTTCACATTATGACAAATGCGGAGCTAAGCGAAAAAGGAATGAAGTGGGTTGCAGATGATGAACTGCTGATTGATTTTTTCTCTACCGACAAAACGAATTTGTGGGACGTTATAAAAACGATAATAGAAAATTTGGGGCGTGGCGAAATATATCACGAAACAGGCATTGACAGCAGTAACAACGTTGTATGTAACATAGCCATTGTTGAACGTATAGGTAAGGATAACGGTGTAAGACTGCGTTTAGGAAAGAATATGCAAAGCATATCAATAGAACGCAACGTAAGCGATATGATAACGCGTTTATGGGCGTTCGGCAGTGACGATTTAACGGTCAGCAGTGTAAACGGCGGCAAAGCATATATAGACAGTCCAAACATTGAAAAATACGGAGTACAAGAGGGGTACAAAGATTACAGCGACTATACGTCAGCGGACAAACTGTACCGTAATGCAAAGTGGGAGTTTGACGAGGACAACGAAGATAGAATAGATGCACCGCAGTTGACAATCAGCGGTAAATTGATTGACCTATCCAAATTAGCTGAATACGGTGCGGCGGAAAAGTTGGAAATAGGCGATACGGTACACGTATTTGACATAGACGGTACGGAATATGTGCAGAGGGTAATTGAGTATCAGGCATATCCGTTGGAGCCGAAAGAGAGCAATATATCAATCGGGCATATCAGACGTGATTTTTTTATCGGACTATGGCAGACAGAACAGGCAACAAAGAAACATGCAAAGTGGCAGACAGCGAACAACAGTGTAAATATCCGAAAAGTACAAGGAACGGTGAACACAGACCGAAACGAGGTGCAGTCGGACAATAAGCTGTTGAAAATTGTCGGCGATTTGCTGACGATAAAAGATACAAATAACCGCGTTCGTGTACGTTTGGGAAATTACAACGGTGAATTTGTTTTTATCATTTACGACAAAAACAAAAAGCAAGCCATTTATTTGAACGAGGACGGCGAGGGTGTGTTCGCCGGAAGTATTCAGACAATGAAAGACTGTCTGATACAGGGTATGTTGCGTGTCGGTATGGCAGGCAACAATACAAAAGGTATTGAATTTTACGGCGACAGTTACCAACCGAATAAGGACGGCAATTATTCAACACCGTATGCACGTTTGGTACCGTATGTGGCAAACAATGAGGACTTCAAGGGTATAAACGTTGAGGGCGGCGAGTTTTGCGTAAATGACAGCCCTGTTGCAACTGCAAGGGATATAAAAAAATTAGAGAATACAATAGAAAGCCTGTCAGAGCAAATAAAGAACTTAAAAAAGCAAATTGATACAATATCATAAAAAATACTACCCTCAAAATAAAGAGGGTAGTAAGACTATCTTAGACTATTTATAACGGGTACGATTGTTGATGTATAATAATCAAGTGGAATCAAGTCAATATTGTTTTCGTTAATAGGTATATCAGTTAATATAGGGTGTAACCAATCATTTTTATCACAAAATTCGTGCAGAGTGAATTTATATTGACCTAACCCCATATTTGCAAGCATATCTTCTATATCATATGAACTAACATACTGCACAACGTCACGTTTTTTAATAGGTAGTTCCGGCAAAGGTGACAAGTCAGTTGTGGACGGCTTGACGGTCGGTGTTGGTTCGGCGGTGGTGTCAATAGTGATTGTATCGTTGATGAAACCAACATTGAAACCGCCTACAGCGTCGGCAACGTCACGTAATTTGAAATATGTATTATCGTTGATGTTGTAACCCTCTATCGCCGTTTCCGTACCGTTTACGGCAACAGGGAACGGGTTAGCCGTTACGGCATATTCTACGGCGAAACCTGTCGCGGTCGCACAGATTATACCGCCTGTTATAAAACCTAATATAAATTTTTTCATAGCTTGTAGCCTCCTTTTTGTTTCAGTATATACCAAATGGGAACGATTTGCAAGTGGCAAACGGAACATTTCAAACCGTAGACGGAAAACCAAATGAAAAATACGAAATAGTAAAGAACAACAGAAAATAAAAAATAAAGACACCTCATTATGGGGTGTCTTTTGTGTTGGCTAACTACTTCGATATTATCGAAGTAGTTAAAGCAAAGCAAATGAACTAGGTGAATAATATTCACCTAGTTCAAAAATGCACGTTTTCAGATATATCTCGAACTAGGTCAATAATATTGACCTAGTTCAAAAATGCGAGTTTTCAGATATATCTCGAACTAGGTTAATAATATTAACCTAGTTCAAAATACGGGTTTAATTATCTTCCTTAAGGGCATCTTCTTTTGTGGTGCGCTTAGACTTTAAAAATTGAATATATTGCATTATATCTTGCTTTTCACTAATTGAAAGTTCTTCTAATTCGTGAAAAATCTTTATTTGCATAGCGGCATCTTGAAGCTCGCTAACGGGGCTACTGATACGGAAAGTATCTGTTTTGCCATCTGCAAAATTTTTAGGTGTATTTTCGGTAAATAAATCAGATGTAGTAACTGAAAAATAATCTGCAATTTTATTAACAATATCTATACGAGGCATTTGCTCCCCCGAACAATAGCGAGATACGGAGGCTGTTGTTAATCCTAAGTCATGAGCAAGCTGTCGTTGTGTAATATTATTGAAATCTATTAAGTCTTTTAGGTTTTCAGAGAATACTGACATTATAAACACCTCCTGATAGTAAAAATTGATTTATTCTTAATTAGATTATATCAAAAACAAATACAAATTGCAAGAAAAAAGATAAAAAACTCAAAAAGTTGATAAAAAAGTATTGACATATTACTTTTAAAGTAGTATAATTCGAGAATGTAAGGAGGTGAAAATATGGGATATACAACAAAAAATCTAAGAGAATATCGCATGGAGCAAGGATTGTCGCTTTCTGAATTGTCATATAAGGCACAAGTGACGGCAAATCAAATATCGCTACTTGAAAAGCAAAAAATTAAAAGACCACAAGCCGCAACCATACGAAAGCTTGCAGAGGCATTAAGCAAACCAATTACGGATTTTATTGAAAAGGAGGAAAACTAAGAATGAATAAGTTGCAAAAATTTACAGACGAAGAATTTGGCGAGATTAGAACAGTCACTATTGACGGAGAGCCATATTTTGTAGGCAAAGATGTAGCGGAGGCTTTAGGCTACGCAAAGCCGACAGACGCAGTTAGAAAGAGAGTAGAAGATGAAGACAGAGGTATCTCCAAAATGGAGACCCCCTCAGGATTTCAAGATTTAGTGGTGATTAACGAAAGTGGTTTATATGCTCTCATATTCGGTAGCAAACTTGAAAGTGCAAGAAAATTTAAACATTGGGTAACATCAGAAGTTCTTCCGAGTATTCGACAAACGGGCAAGTATGAAATGCCTACATATCTTAACCCTGCGTCAGCAGGTGGCGTTGCAAGTTTGATTAATACCTTTGCAAGAGGTCTAAAGGAGCAAGGGTGTACTCCCGAAGTTGTTGCTACTCAAATTGAGCGTATAGGCAGACAGTGCGGTGTTGATGTGATTGAAAATTATGTGTTGCCAAATCCATATAAGCAAATGTCATTGTTGGAGGTAACAGAACAATGAAAAAAAAGAAAACAAAAAAAATAACGATAACCGCCGTAGCAAGCAAACGTTATCGTTATCAGTACAAGACGTTTCCGTCTATAAGATATTATATCATAGATTGAAACTCTTGTCAAAGAATATTTTTTGAAGAGAGGATTTTAAATTATGACAAATCAATTAGTACCGATTGAAGTGAACAATCAAAGAATTTTAACAACG